TCGCTAAAGAATCTGCTGGCTCATATCCCTGGACAATAAACGCGTCTCTTAACTCCATAACTTCAGTAGTTATCTCTTTATCAAAATCTTCGTGGTTTTCATTAAGTATAGAAAAAGTCGCTTCTATTTCTTTAGCTTTTTCCTGGAGCTCTTGAGCTGCTTGAGACTGTTGTACGGTTTGACCCATCTGCTGCTGTACCTCAAACATCATCTGTTCTTTTTCCGCTGCACGCATTTCGGTACGAAGGGCAACCGCGCTGATAGAATCTCCGTCTAGTACTAGCTGCTGATACTCTTGCTCTTTAACATCAAAATCGTATTGCGGAGCTTCGGCTTGAACCTCTGCTTCTTTTTGCTGTATATCATCGAGCTGTTTTTGCATCTTTTTATTTTTTGCTAAAACTTCATCTAGTCTGGACTTAGGCACCATAGGTGATTTTGGGGGCTCTATAGGTTTTTCGGGTTCCTCCTCAGTCTCTACAAGCTCATCAACTATTTCTTCGGCGGCTTCTTGTTCTGCATCGGGTGTTTCTTCCTCTGCTGTAACTTCGTCCTCGCTATCTTGTTCTTCTTCCTCAACTTCGTCCGTAGTCTCTTCTTCTACTTCAATTACTTCTTCCTCCGCAGGAAATTCTACTTCCTCTTCTTCGGATTCTTCCGCGTCTTCTGTAGGCGTTTCGCCTCCAAAATTAAGGTCCACTTGAAAAGGTTCTACATCCTCTGTGGTTTTTTGGTCTGCTCCAGGCATACCATCCATCACTATATCTAGATCCTCTGTATTTTTATCTTCAGCCATTATTACCTCCTGTAGGTTTCATTGCAGCAATAGCAATTTTTGATGCTGCTTGGGTTTCACTCTGACCCGTTCTAACCTGATTAGTCATCTCCGATAACCTCTCACGTAGGGCCAATTCTTCTCTCTTAACTTGAATCTTGCTTTGCATATCAGCAAGCCTCAATTGTGGTTCAGTTTCTGCCGTACCTTGGGCCTTAGCCATATTAAGTTCAGCTTCAGACTGTAATCTTTGAACTTCTGCTTCCAGTTTAGCAATTTCAAGTTGAGTTTGTCGAATTTGAGACTCCGCTTGAAACTGCATAAGTTGTGATTCTTGTTCTGTAGGAGGTTCTGTTCCTTGTTGGGCACGTATTCTTTGTGCAATTTCACCTTTACGTTGTAAATGTGAATACTCAACAATAAGATCGTCTGGTATAGGAACTCCCACTTGACGAAGTGCAATTGCTTCTGCAAATTGAATCTCTTCAAAGTTATCTCTTGCAGGGGCAGTACCAATAATTACGTCATATTCTCCCAAAGTAAGATCATTAATAATTAAACCTTCAGTCGTAATCTCATTAATCTTCATAGGTTGACGACGTTTTAAAGGATCTGTTTCATCAGTAATCTGAATAAGACGTTCTTCTGTGTAATAGGCTTGTACTAAATTTAATACTTTTTCAGCTAGATACTGTCGGGTCTTAGTAAGATTATCTAGGGGAACTTGAATCATCATAGCCCCGCGATTCTGTTTCGCTTGAATCGCTACCCCAGAAACTTCTGGGCTGTCTGTACCTAACATGGCATCACTAATACCACTAATAGCTTTAATATTTAGCGCTGCTTTTTGAGCAATACGGTCTAAACCCGTAGGGATCTGGTTTGGCGGAATCTTGGCAGGAGGGTTAGAGCCTCTATTAAACTCTAATACTAAACCTGTTTCTGCTCCGTGTTCTTCTAGGTCGTCGGCATTCATACCATTCAACGAGCCAGTTTCTACAATCCAACCACTATTAGCTGTGGTGTTTACAATATGTAATTCTTGAGAGCTTATTTTATTAAGCTGTTCCTGGGGGGATAATAAATTGCGTACCATTCCGAAAGGTCGACCCCTTCTCCAGTAAGGAAAATAAGGGACTAAAGTAAAAGAATCATAGGGGGACCATTCATCATGCAGTACAACAAGATCCGCGGTTGTTGTCCAACGTACTTTTTTAACGGGTTTAGTAAGAATTTCTAACCCAAACTGGTCTGCAAACTTTTCACGTTTGCCTTTACTCCAGTTATAAGGAACCTCCCGCATGTCCCCTGTGACAGAATCTACATAAAACATACACTCTTTTAGCCGATAATGCTGGCGTTCTATTACACGTATTGAACGCAGGGTCCTGTTTTCTTCGGGGTTTGCCGTGTTGCCCTGGTTGTATTCGACACTGGCAGACGTGTTTCCATACCTATTTTCTTCGTACTCTATAGAATCCGTACCTAAGACAGAGCCTTGTTCAACTGTAATGCGTAATTTATCTGCTTTTGCTTGTCCGTACTGTTCTTCTATCTCGTCAAGGGTCATCCACCGTGTTTCAAAGATCTCGTTCCACGTTCTCGGATCATATTCTTTAGCATCTGGGTCAATAAGTATATCCAGGGGATCTTTAGGGATGACTCTAACTTCCCCCTGGATATGATCATCGAAATCTATGCGTACATCGAACCAGCCGCGGTCTTGTATAAGACCATCAGAAAATACTTGTGATTCGATCCAGTCCATTTTGTTATTGTCTGCAATCTGCATAAACAATTTAGTAAGGACATCGGCTATTTCTTGTTGCCCTCTGCCACGGGGTTTAAAAGATACGTCCATTCTTCGAGTTGTTTGTTCTCCAAGAACGGCATTAATAGTAGGTAATATAGTATTGATTGTAAGAGCGGGGCGACCTTGATCGTCCAACGCAGCCATGTCAGCTGCATCCCATTGGTGCCCACGATAAAAAGCATCGCACTGTTGGGCAATATTCACATAATCTTCGTGCCCATTATCTCTGGCGCGTACATATTGAGCCCACTGCTCTTTTGCCAGTTCGTGTTGCTCTGCTTTAGAGAGCTTCTTGTCTGCCTTCTTTTTATATACCATTATGCGTTCATCGCTGTTTTCTTATTGTCACCTTTAGCTACACTGTCTAACTTATCTCTCCAAGAAGGAATATGTTTATTAGGTTCAAAATACGTGGCGAACTCCGTCATCATCAACCCGATCCACGCTAAAGCATCCACTTGGTCATCATGTACGCCATTTGGAAACCGCAATAGCTCTGCAACTAGTGGACCAACCCAAATAGGGTCCCTTGGAAAGTATACCATGCCCTGTTGCATTCTACCTTGAATTGCTCTTGCCCTTGCTTCTTTATCTCTTCGCCCCGTTTTTAAATCACGAAAATATGCCTCATGTAGTTTACGTTCTCTAACTCTTTTTTCTAAGAATGGCCCTAAAGCCATTTCTATATGACTCTTCTCTATACCTACAACGCCAGGCCTCCAGGTTTCGTACAGGTCCAAAATTTGTTCTACAAGCTCGAACCCGTCCCAACGTCCGCGTACACAATCTACTATATAGAGTTTATCGTACTCGTCTACACCTACAACTAAACCTACAGAATAATCATTACGTTCTCTTTGCCCTATAGCCAAGTCCCACGCGCAATAATATTTAAGTTCATGATAATCTACATCGGCCTCATCATAGTAATTAATCATGCCCCTATTAAAATAATCACCTTCATCGGCAACTGGATTTTGTTGATACAAAGCCGACCAGTCCCTTGGTCCTATTGCTCTTCTAATTTTACCTAAAGAAGAAGCGCCGTACCGGTCTGGGTGTAATGCTTCTCCTTCTTTTCTAAATTCTTCGTCGTGTTCCGCAATTGCAGGGTATTTAACTACCTCCCATTCATCAGCACCGTCAGCCGCCGCTTGTAATAATCTCCCCGCCAAATCATCATCGTGCCATCTCGTTAAAATAATAAGTATTCCGCCACCAGGCGCTAAACGTGTATATGCCGTTGAGGTATACCAATCCCATACTGCTTCTCTGTTATATTCCGATTCGGCGTCTTCTCTGTTTTTTACTGGGTCGTCGATCACCAATACATGAGCACCTTTACCTGTAATACCACCACCCACACCGGCAGCAACATAACCCCCACCTTTAGTCGTTAACCAAGACTCAACGGACTGGGATGTTGGGTCTAGAATCGCGCCATTAAATACATTTTTATAATTAGGCTCTCTTAACTGGTGCCTAACTTTTCTAGAGAACGACATAGCTAGGGATCCTGAATAAGAACAACTAATAAACTCGTGTTCTGGGTTTCTCCCTAAATGCCAGGCGGGGAACGCAACACTAGCCAAGGTCGATTTCCCATGCCGAGGGGGCATAAACAACATCAGCCTGGGCGATTTTCTATCGAATACGTCGTTACTAAACGTCTCAAGTCGTTGACAGATGTCCTTATGCACCCATCCTGCTTGGTAATTAGGGTCAAACCGTTCTACGAATGGAAGCATGCGTTTACGTGCAAGCGCCCGAAGTGCGAGTTCTCTATGAGCAGCAGCTTCTTGAGAAAGTTTCTTCTGCTCTTCGTCCGTCGTCGGTTTAGTTTGGGGGGGAGCTAAACGCTCAGCTTTTTCTGCTTTACAATAAACGCACACCCCATCCTCGGAAGGGAACAAAGTGTCGGGGTGCAACGCTTTACATACGTTACACTCTATTTTTTTAATCTGCACCTTTTGGTGTCTTTTTGGGGGGTTTCTGAGCTTTAAGTATAAACATGCCTTGTTGATCTTGTTTTAAATCTGCTCGATACGTTTTTCTTTTAGCCGCTCTGGCTTGAGCCTGCTGATGGTATTTAGTCATCGGTACCTCCCTTTGGTGTTAAATACTGGTTGTCAACTCCTGCTATTTTTAAAAGCTCAGAGTCAGGCAGCTTTTCAAGTTGTTCTATAAAAGCTACATTAATATTTATTTGTGGGGCATCCTCGGGGGTAAATAGACCGTGGAGCTTGCATAAAGAATCTACAACATTTTTCTCTTCGGTAGAGGTTACAGACTTTCTATGTGCCTCCAGGTACATGGTGGTGGCTTGCTGCTTATCAAACTTGATTGCTTCTCGGAATTCATCACGCAAATGAACCAGGGCTTTTTGCACTACAGGCTTCTTAAAAATTTTGTACACATGTTCTGCATCCGCGTACCCTGCGGCACGTCCGGCAGCAGCTTTTCCCATGCCGCGTAGGTGAAATAGTATGAGTCTTTCCTCTTGAACCGAAAGCTCGTTAAGTTTTACCTCCATATAGGGGTAATGGGACTGCATTTCAGCGCGGTCAACGTCAGAAATTTCTATTTTTTCTAATGGTTTAGCCATAGTTTAAATATTATATGTCCAATATACGTGATTTTGCGAATTTTTACCAAAAAAAGCAACCTGAAAAAGTTTATTTGAAAAATATAGACGACCATCGCTCACTCATGGCACTCCCGGCGGCCGTGCCGGCCACCCCTTCCCCCTTTTTCGTTTTTAATTCAACCAAATTCTGATTTCGACCATTGGAACCTTGTTTGAGTTTAGTGAACATGTACCGTACTACTATCATCATCACCACCATTAAAGCAAAGCAAAGCAGAGCAGAGCAGAGCATTCACGGCTCGCTATCGCTCCCACGCTCACAAGAGCATTCACGGCTCGCTTCGCTCCCACGCTCACAAGAGCAAAGCAAAGCAAAGCAAAGCAAAGCAAAGCAA